TCATCTCGGCTGACGGGCAAACGCTTGTGGAAGTCAAAAACTACAACGCTGCTGTACGAAACAAGTTCGATAGTGAAGCCAACATCATCCCTGCGGCTGATATGGCGCAACTCATCCATGAAGCGGCAGTCCACAATATCCAAGACATTGTGCTGGCTGTTTTATTTGGGGGACAAAACTTTGAAGTGTTTAAGTTCACCATTGAAGAAGCGCAGAAAGAGCAGCTCGTCAAGGATATGGCGCGGTACTGGGGACACGTTGCGTCTAAGCAGTACCCTGAACCTGAGACTACCGAGCAAGCGAAGCTAATCTATTCTGTCTCCGCACCCACAAGCATTACCGCGCCACAGTCCCTAGAGCAGATGTGCCAAGCCTTGAACTACACCAAGGAACAGCTCAAGAAGTGGGAAGACGAGGAAGAGAAGCTCAAGGTGGAAATACAGAAATTTATGGGGGTCAACAGCGAATTGGTAACCCTAGACGGGCGAGTTCTGGTCACTTGGAAATCAGCCAAGCCAAGCCTGAGTTTTGATAAGAAACTCTTTGAGCAGTCCATGCCAGATGTCTACAAGTCCTATGTGCGTGAGGTAGCTGGTAGCCGTAGATTCTTAGTGAAAGGGTAATCATGCTGCTATTCAAAACAAAACGATTAGAACGCCTAGAGCGTGAAGTTGTCATGCTAGAAGACTTGTTTGCTCAAGCTCTACAACGCATATCCAATCTAGAAGAGGCTCGGTGGGGTCTGAAGGTTGACGGTACTCCTAGAGCCAAGCCCGGCAGGAAGGTCAAAGATGAACGCATTTCCTAGCCCCCGTGACCCTAAGACCGGCTCTGATGACAAGGGCATGAGTCTTAGAGATTACTTTGCTGCCAAGGCTATGCAGTCCCTCATCATTCGAGATGGGGAACACGTTGACTTCCTTGAAGTAATCACAGCAACCGCCTATCAATATGCTGACGATATGTTGAGAGAGAGGGACTTGTGACCACGCAAGATGTCGCTATATATGTGATGGCTGCATCAACAGTCATAGAAACATTCCTAACTATTTTGGAGAAATTTACATGAGTAATATCGTTGCAGTTCAAGACATGGCGGTCATGGCTGACAGTATTGTCAAGTCAGGCTTCTACGGCTTTAAGACTAAAGAACAAGTCATGGCTGTAATGCTTGTAGCCCAAGCAGAAAACAAGCACCCTGCCTCTGTCGTGCAAGAGTACGACATCATTCAAGGCAAGCCAGCTCTGAAGTCTCAAGCTATCCTTGCCCGTTTCCAACTCTCTGGTGGCTCAGTTCAATGGGATGAGGTAACCCCTAAGAAGGTCAAGGGGACATTTAAGCACCCACAAGGGGGCAGCCTGACAGTCGAGTGGACTATCGAAATGGCAAAGCAAGCCGGTATCTACCGTGACGGTAGTGGCTGGTCTAAGTACCCTGAAGATATGCTCAGAGCTAGGGTTATTTCTAGAGCTGTGCGCTCTATCTATCCCGCTTGTATCTTGGGACACTACGCCACAGAAGAGGTCATGGACTTTGATAGCCCTATGCCAAAGCACATGGGCGTTGTAGAAGACGTTAAACAGCCCGTAGAGGTTATAGAAGACACCGGTGGTGACTACTCCCTTATCTTGCCTGATGGTCAAATCTATGCCTCTTTCCACACGCCTGAAGGATGGATTGCAGGATATGGGGAACTTGTAGGCAAAGTTATGGCTTCATCAAAGCTGTCTGATGAGCAGCGTACAGAGAAAGTAGCCAAGTTAGCCGAAGCTAATATGACTGTAACTGAGAAGTTCAGCAGTTTTGACAAAATCAAAATCAGAGCAGAGCTTGCTAATCAAGGGGTAAACCAACACCCAAAGTCACCAGCGTCCCAGTTCGTAGCCGACATGGAACACAGCGACAAAATATTCTGAACCATTTGCAAAACGTAGGCTCACTAACTCCAATGGACGCATTACAAAACTATGGCTCATTTAGGCTTGCAGCCCATATCGAATATCTTAGGAAGCAAGGACATCCAATCCTTACAACTATGGTTAAAGAGGGTGGGCGCGAGTATGCCCGATATATCTACCGTTGAAAGGAAAATCATGGAAAACCAAAAAAAACCCCCGTTTGTCCCGCTTGAGATGAAAGGGCGAATGACAAAGAACACCTACAAAAAACAGGGTTCTTCCGAGCCAGACTGGAAAGGCACGTTCATGTACGAAGGGCAAGTCATTACCTTTGGCGCATGGGAGAACGATGCTGGCTACGGTGTCTACTACAACATCAAAATCAACGACCCTAACTGGAACAAACAACAGCAGCAGTACCCTAAAGAGGTAACTGACAAACCGGTCAAGTCTTATCCAAAAGATAGTGACGTGCCATTTTGACGGCTAGCTTCTCTCTTCCGTTTCCCCCAAGCGTTAACACCTATTACCGTAACTTTCGCGGTCACATGGTGATGAGCGCCAAGGGAAGGGAGTTCAGAGAGGCTGTCCAAGTATTTGTAATTGAGAACAACATTCCTAAGTTTGGGGACAAAAAATTGAAACTAACACTAATTCTGCGTCCTAGAGACAAGAGAAAAATAGACATTGACAACCGTATCAAAGCGGTACTTGATGCACTAGAACACGCTGGAGTGTTTGACAACGACTTCCAAGTTGACCACATTGAGATGATTCGAGGAGAGCAAATCAAAGGTGGGCTGCTTCATGTGGTCATAGAAGAAATAACCCCCCGCCATCCCGAAGGTGAGTCCCTAGAGGACAGTTAGGAACGTGACGGGGCAGCGTTTCGGGTAGCCCCACTAATTCATAAACAAAGGAAATCATGGAATCAATCCCAATCCCAGAAGTCGGCAACATGGAAATACCGCCAGAGAAGAACCACATCTTTGTAGCGACACCAATGTACGGTGGTCAATGCTTTGGCTTCTTTACCCAAGGCTGCTTACAGTTTCAAAAGCTGGCTATGAATAACAACATAGACCTGACGTTCTCTTTCCTCTTTAATGAGTCTCTGATTCAGCGAGGACGCAACCTATTGGCTAACGCTTTTCTGAAGTCTAAATGCACCCACATGCTCTTCATTGACTCAGACATACGGTTCATTCCAGAACACATCTTGCCAATGATTGCTGCTGACAAGGACATCATCTGCGGTATCTATCCTAAGAAGGAAATCAACTGGCAGACAGTCAGAAACGCTATGGCAGCCGGTGTGCCTGATGGCGAACTAAAGAACCATACAGGCAACTTTGTTGTGAACCTTGTGAACTATGAGGAAACAGTCACAGTTCCAATCGGTGAACCCTTGGAAATCTGGAATGGTGGCACAGGCTTTATGCTCATCAAGCGCGAGGTCTATGAAGGTCTAGTAGGGAAACTACCTACATACCTCAACAATGTGATGGACATACAGAACCCACAGAACGGGGAAAGAATCAATGAGTTCTTTGCTACTTGCATAGAAGAGGAATCAGGACTCTTACTCTCTGAGGACTACTACTTCTGTAAGAAAGCTAGAGAGCATGGCTTTACAGTATGGGCAGCGCCTTGGGTAGACCTAGCCCATGTCGGCACATACGCCTTTGAGGGTCAGCTTCTCAAGACTCCATGAGGTTTGTAGTTACCGCACCCCCGTATAGCGATAAGTCTGCGGGGATTGTGATGCTCTACACCCTACGAGATGAGCTAAAAGGCTTGGGCTATGACGCTGAAATCATGCCGTTTGAAAAGCCTATCACTATCCCTGATGACGCAATAGTTGTTTATCCTGAAGTGGTTGATGGCAACCCTTTAGGGGCTAAGAATGTGGTGCGGTACTACTTAAACAAGGAAGGCATGGCTTCTGGCAACAAAGTCAATGCCTCTCCCAATGACTTCATATTAGCGTTTAACAAGCTCTATTATGAAAATCCTCATGCAGTTATTCGATACGAAAATTTCAATCCTCATTGCTATTTTGGGAATAAGTTAACTTTCAACAGAAAACTAGACTGCACCTATATTGGCAAGGGAAGTATGTACTCAGATGAGTGCAAGGTTATAGAGGGAACTATTGAGATAACTAGAACAGCGCCATCAGAGAAGGAAGGATTAGCCGACTTGCTGAGACAGACTCGGTTTTTTTTTACTTACGATATTTGCACCGCCTTAGTTTCAGAAGCAATAATTTCGGGAGCTATTGCAGTTCCTTTATTATTTCACCCCTATAAGGCTGAAGAACTAGAGTATCCATTTGGCTCTATTGTTGGAAACTCTATCCACATACCGCAAGACTATGAGCAAAGGCGCGGAGCATTTATTGCTACAGCTACAGGATATGACCTAGCCAAGCAAACAAAATACTTTGCTCAGAAGGCTATTGCTCACTTTAGCGGCAGCCCCAACGCTTCCTAGCAGCCTTGCCTCGCTCACCTTTCCAGTTCTTAGAACGGGCGCAGAAAGACTTGTGGCGAGGTCCTGACTTAGTTGGTGCTTTGAGCTTGCTGCCGGTAGCTTTGTTGTACTTAGCCCGACCTTTAGCAGTCAAGCCACCACCAGCCTTGACAGATAACTTCTCGCCTCTGCCGACAGAGAGATTAGTTTTTCTAGTCATTAGCGTTTGGACTTTCTCTTAGCGGTCTTTGCAGAGCGCTTAAATGCTGCCGCAGTAGGGTAGCCCTTTTGACCGGGCTTCTTAGCAGGAAGACCCGCTTTCCTACGCTTGTTGATGTTGTAGTACAGACCTTTTTTAGCTGGCATGGTATTGCTCCTCTGTCAATATACCTATCTTGTATTTTCCTTCAGGCTTGTAAATTGTCAATCCTTGCTGGCGCATCTCAGGGGCAAAGGAGAGGTGCATCCACCGACCGTATTCGTGTATGAGTTGGTCAAATTTGATGTTGTTTTTTAGAACAAGCTGACATAGCGCGTAAGGAGTGTGAGCAGTAGAAGAGCAGTCAATAGCCCAACCATCCATGTGGCTGGATACTTTAGAACCGCCAACAGCCACATTGACATCAGGCAAGCGTAGCCAAGAATTAACACGAAGAGCGCCTGTGACATTTCGGACTGCCTCCAACTGATTCGCAGCCGACTTCATGTTTTCTAGTTGTCTCTCGTCTGGCTGATTGTTAATGTGCATCCGAATAGCTGTCTCGCTATACGTTGCCTCATCAAGACTGAAGTGTTCGCTTAGATTCATTTCTTTACCTTGTCGGCTATCTTCTCAAAAGTACGACCACCGAAATAAAACGACATCACTACCATGCCCCAATTTCCTAGCAACTCTACATAGTTACCCCTAGTTTCAAAATCAAACATGGAAGCAATAGCAAACCCTGTATATGCCAACAAAAGGAATATTAGAACCATTGGGCGTATGTTCTTAGACAACCAAGAATCAGAACCCATGTCTGCTTTGAGTCGTTCAGTCAACTCATGTTGCTCAGACACATCTGCATTGAGTTTGGCTAACTCGCCATTTTGTTGCATCTCAAGTAGCTTGAGTTTGGCTTGCTCTGCTTGTGCTGGGTCTGGAAATACCTTGTCTAGTATCTTCCCACCAATGTCTATAAGTGCGCCTATTGGAATCATTTGTTTTCCTTTAGTTCCTGTTTAAGTTTACGAAGTTCCTTAATCTCTCGCTTGAGCTGCGCCTTCATGTATAGCGTTTCTATGTAGGCAATGCTTGTTGTTGCAACAATAATACATAACGCTAATACGCTCAGAATCCATCCGATAAGACGCGCAGTTGCCACATTAGCCACCCAAATAGTAAAGACATAAACGCCACAGCAATTACCCCACTTATGAGTTCAATGAACCTAATCTCTTCTTGTTCTTTCTCCCACCTTGCCCGTCTAGCTCTACGAATCATCTCTGACCTAGCCCACTCTTGCTCACGCTCAATCTTGCCGTGCATCACCAAGAATCTACTGTACAAGTCTTTCAACTCAGGCGGTGCATACACCATCGATTCCCTAGTCTGCTCAAGCAACTTCTCCATCTGCAACTCAATCAAAGCCCTCTCAATGGCTTTCTTGCTTGTGTTTTGTTCTGGATTAAAGTTGGTCTTGGACTCCTCTTCTAGTTCACGATAGTAGTTTGTAATCTGTTGTTGCGTATCAAAGAGGACACCGAGGTTCTCTCCAATGTCGCTAATGAGCTTGAGTTCAAGTTGTTCGTATGACTGTTGCTTAGCAGCAATCTTTGTCTTGGTAACCGGCTTGGGTGACTCAACAGAAGTTGGCTTCTTGACAAAGAAACCAATGAACCAATCCCAGATACCTTTGATTGCTTTGACATCTGCAATAGCGCCTTCAACGGTCTTCTTTGCGCCTTCAAGCTCCATCCTCCCTTGGTGGAGCATTTCGCAACCGCTTTTAATAAAACTAAAAGCCGTCTGCGCTGCCAACAAGAGAGAGAACGGGTCAATGACTTACCTCTTATGTCATGCCCTCACCGGGCGTGATGTAGCACTCAGGTGTTCCAGACTCAGCAATAAAGGTTACATAGACATTAGAAGTTGAACTAACTTGTGGTCCAGTAACAACCATAACAACATCAGGCGGGACAACTGTGCAATATTGTGCCGAGCCGTTTGTCGGCAACGCTACATTGGACGTAGAGCTTGTAGAAATACGAACATACACAGGCTGACCAGTACCACCAGTAGGCTCATGGCTAACAAGCATATATTGGTTTACAGGACTGTCTGCGGTCATTTGAAACTGCTGGACAGCCGTAGTCGCATTTGCCTTATAGGTCTTTCCCATAGGCTGAAAAGCAATGTTATTAGCCATTAGTACACCTTCTTGCCGCCACCAGAAGTCGATGAAGTCTTGGTGTTTAACGGTCCAGTAGTGGGAAACTTGTTGCCAGACATATCAATGACTGAACGAAAGCCACCAGTCGGTAATTCACCGGGCTGCCAGCGCTGTAGTCCTGCGCTACCGTCACGGGGTAACTGTGGACGAACCGATTTAGCAACTTGTTGGTTAAGGCTGCTATCCCGTTGTTGTGGTCTGTTCTTGCTCATTTGAAGTCCTTTCTTTGACTCTTACTAGAAGATAACTGAAAACTGTAAATATCGCTAGTGTGGTCACACGCTCCCATGTTGGATTCCACATTGTCCACCCACACATGATGCTGGTCGAAATTAGAACCAAAATCGTGATGAGCCTGTCTGTAATGACCCCTAACGCTAGGCGTACCAAAGCAATACCGTCCATGTTTATCCCCTTTGTGATTGACGAAAACCATAGTCTAACCCTATTCGTCTTCTTCATCAACATTAGCAAAGCCAGCGCCCCACTCATCATCCGACATCTTGAGCTTGATAGCTTCGAGTTTTAGGGCGCGGTCAATCACTTTGGTCTTGTCTGTAATGCTTGCCGTTGGGTCAACCATCACCGCTTTGAGCATATCGGAGATGGCTTGCTCTAGGTCAGGGTTTATGCCTTTTTGTTTTTTAGCCATTACTCTTCTTCCAATAGTTCGCCACCAACTCGACCCACAGGAGCGCCCATCAATGTTGCCGGCACAACAGCAAACAAATTTCTTGTAAGTTTTTGCAACATCGTCATTTTTTGTTCTGGGCTAATAGTCAAACTGCTTATGTAATCTAAATCATCTTGCATCTGGTCTAACTTGGAAGCAGGGACGAGCTTGGTTGTTTCTAAGCGTTGGCGCACGTTGTCTCTAAAGACATCGCCCATGCTACGGGGACTGACGCGAGACATGACCTGGCGAACCGCCTGTTCCATGTTTGCCTTACCAACCTCACTTCTAGCCAGGATAGGCGCAACTTCTGCCCAGCGACCAAGGTCACCAGATAACATAAGTTTTTCAATTTCTTCATTAGGAAATTGAGAACCAAGAATAGTTTTGACGCGCTGTTCTGCTTCTTTGGTTATTTTCTCGCCAGCAGCCCGTGCTGCATCTAGGGCGCGTTCACCTTCTCGAATGGTTGCTTTTTCCATTGGAACAAGTTGTGCAGCCGCTTTCTTGCTCTTGTCAGCAATCCGCTCGGCTCTCTCTAGACCGGCAACATAGGCGCTGACCTTGGCTTTAACTTCTGGCAACTCATTGAGCCAACTCTCGTTCTTGTAAGCCCAATCTTTTGCTGCCTTGGCAGTTTGCCGGCTAGATGTACCAAGTTGCCTAGCAGCGTAATCAGAGGCTTCCTTGACCACAAATGCTTTGTCATTGCCCGTCAACTCAAGCAAATCTTTTACAGACTGCTTGCTAGAGAAGTAATCTCTTGGCAGGGAAGCAGGGTCGGTGCTAAACCTGGCAGGGTCAAATCGGTCAATAGCTGTGGCTTTTTGTCCTGCTTTAGACTTAAATTTGTCAATCAGGCGAGAAGCCATTTCATAGCTAGATTGCAACGTATCGTGCGACTCACCAGCAAATTTGGACTGAATCTCGCTAATCTTTTTGTAATACTGCTCGGCAATGTTCTTACCAATAGCGGTATAGCCTTCTACTTCTTTGCCAAATGCCACATCGCCCAAGCGTCTGCGTACATCGTCTAGCGCTTCAAATGAGGTTGGGAAAGTTTTAAATGCCGTAGGCTTTCCTGTTTCATCAAAAGCAGTAGCAACTCTACGAGAAGAGACAGCATCGTAAATGTTTCTGTAAGCGTCAAGCACACCCTTTTCAGTAACAGGAGCAGTCTTTTGTGTTTGTGCGGCTGCCCCAATAAGCAACTTGTCTTTCAAGTTTTGAACTAAATCTTTGTATTCTTGAGTGGCGGCAACAAGTTGACCAGCAGCCTCTTTCTGGTTAACTATGTCATCTCTAATCTTCTTTTGAGCCAGGTAATCTGCGGAGCGCTTGCCAGCAATATCGCCATACAAGTTAACAATCTTGTCTCTCAAAGTAGAACCAATGTTGGATTCATCTCTAGGCGAGCCAATGCTAGACCTGGCTTGTTTTGCTTCAGCCAAAGCCTTGTCAGAAATATCTTTTGTTCGCTCGGCAGCAGTTCCCATCTTCCCTGCTCTGCGTTCTGCCTCAGTCATAGCAGCAGCGCCTTGTCCTTGAGCTTGTCTAGCCGCTTGAGCAGCCGTCTCAGTAATGTCTGTTGTGCCAGTTCTTAAAGCATCATACAAAGCCTCTTGAGGGTCTTTACCCTTTGGAGCTTTGCGAAACTCATTAACTTTTCTTTCAATCAACTCGGCAACTTTAGGAGCAACCTTAACGCCTTGAGATGCTAAATCTTGCATGATGGCGCTTGTCATACCTTGCGTACCAAACACAACGCTTCCCGCCTTAACAACTAACTTTTCAATTGCTTTTTCAAGTTCAGGAGTAATAGCACCAGTAGTAAAACCAATTGGAATAGAAAGAGCCTTGGGAGCGCCAAGGACTTCTGCCGTTTGTTCAGCAGTAGAGCCAGTTCCACCAGCTATTCCCCCACCAATCACTCTTTTTGAGATTGGCACTTTCCCCGCTAGTTGACCCGCTGTTTCTAAAAAAGTTCCCGCAGCGCGTGTAGGCACGGTAGGAATCATTTTGAGTCCTTTACCCGCGTACTTCATAACTTTAGGGGCGATAACTCCGGCTGTCGCTCCATACCCTGTTGCGCCAGCAATCTCTGACCCTGAAATCTCTTCTCTCTCAGGCTCACCAAAAAGGTACTCACCCATTTTTTCAGACATAGAACGCACTTGTTCCTTCATCTCTGGCGTGGATGGAGTAGCGCGTTGTTTAGGCGTAACAAGAGCAGCACCGCCACCGGTTTCAGTAGCGTATTCCCGCTTCTTTTGTACGGGTTGGTCAGGAGCGTATTCTCTATCTGCCATTACTTTTCCTCTCGGAACAGTCTATTGTTCTCGTACCCATACTTATATTTATTTGGTTCGTAAGCGCCAAAAGCAGCTATTGTTGGACCTTCAAAGATTGCTCTATCTGAAGCTGATGTATCTTGAGAACCGCCTTGTCCACCGCCCTGAACTACGCTTTCTAAAGGCGTTGGCTTGGCAAGACCATACTTCTGTATGTATTGAGTAAATGTAAGGTTTCTATCCTCTTTTGCAACTTTAGGAGACTTTCCTTTACTAGCAATAGTTGCTTGAGCAACATCCTCTAAAGTAAATGGAATTGCATTTTCAACAATTGCAAGATTTTCACGAATGAGTTGTTTTTGGTCTTCGGTGTATTTAGAACTTGCCAAAGCGCCCCTAGAAGCATCTTCAACAATTCTTCGCATCTCAGCCAGGCGGTCAAGAGCAACGTGCAACTTAGCCCCTGCTGGAATAGAAATACCAGCCTGGATGCTGTCTGTCAGTCCTGCAAGTCCTGTGGCTGCTCCACCGGTTTCTAGTGAAGCCAAGTTTCTTGCCACACCCACCATACGACCCGCCATCATCTGAGAGGTTTCAGCAGACATCTTTTGGTTTAGCACAGACAAAGGCGCAACAAACAATCCTTTGAATTCCTTTTGACCAAACACAGGAGAAGTTGTTGTAACAGGCAACTCAGAAATGGCTTTAATAGCACCGCTTACTTGAGTCATGGCGTTTGTCATGCGCTCAATCTGACCGGCAGCAGCGCCAGCGCCTTGAGTTTTTGGAGGAGTTCCAAGCTTAATAGCGCTAGCAAGTTCTTTATTTGTTACCTCTTTTATGTCTGATGGGTCTTTAGTATTTACTGCTATAACCTTGTCACCAGAAGCATAGAATTGATAATTCGGTTTAGCCTGTGACTCGCGGTGTCTACGCTCAACACCAGACTCTTTAATTGCCGAATCAGCGTCTTTAGCCAAACTTTCCAACATTTTAAAAGTTGGCACAAAACCTTGAACTCTATTTTTCTCTTTTAGTAAATCACTTCCCATAGAAGTAATTACTTCATTTAACTTTGACTCTGCTTCTGCTCTGTTGTAGGGCAAGATTTTGTATGCAGCTTCAGCTTTCTTCATTGCATCGTCTAATTTAGATTTCCAAGAAAGCATATTCTTGTCAAACTCTTGTACTTCTTTCTTCCACAAGTCAGCACGACCTTGTTGCCAGCCCTTCATCATGCCACCCATAGCGTTCAATGATGCGGTTGCAGATTGTTTTCCAGACCCACCCATAGCCATGCCAATAACACCAATCAAACCAAACAAAGTAGATAGAGACTGAATGTTGTCTTTTGTTGGAGCAAGTTCTGGCGCAGGATTCTTTTCTCTAAAAGTTTCTACTGATTGATAAATTCCTTTTGCTCGTCCGGCTTCTTGAGCAGTTATGTCAGCTTGACCCGCAGTCTTAAATTCAGCAATTCTTTGTTCACCTTCAGCTACTTTTTGTTTTGCTTGTGACTCTTGTTGCAGTAAATCAATCTCTTTTTGTCTAATATTTTGTAAGCTCTCTCTGCTTCCAGGCTTGCCAAACGCTTTAACATCAATTTTTTGCGTATCAACACCTGGCACACCAGCGCCCATTTGCGTTTGCAAACGATAAGGGTCTGAAGCTGGAAGCGTGTATGGCTTACTTAATTCAGCCAACTCTGGAACGATTTCAGGTGTAGCCATTACGCAGTCCTTGTCTGAGTTATCGGAATACCAGCGCCTATTGCAGCCAAGTTAGTATAGAAGTTTGTACTTGCTTGGTTCAATGCTTGGTCTGCTGCAAGTCCTGTTTTAATAGCGCCCAAAGCAATTTGGTCACCAATATTACTAACTTGTAATCCAAGGTTGTACTGCTGAGACAGTAATTGATTGCGGTAGGCTTCTACTTGTGCTGCTGTTTGGGCAGCGCCTACACCACCGCGAGACTCTGCGCCCTGTGCTAAACGGGCTTGCAAGGCTTGCAATTGTTGTTGTCCTGTTGGAGTTAATTCGCCTGACTCTGCGGCACGAATCAACTCTTGACCTTTGGCTTGGTAAGGAGCGCCAATAGCCTTTTGTTCTGCGGCTGATTGCTGTGCTTGCTGTGCGCCCTTCTTAGCTTGAGATGCGCCATAGATTCCTAGTCCACCAGCCAATCCAAGGCGCACCATGTCTTGAGTAGACAATTTATCAAAAAACGATTTTTCTTGGGGCGGTGTAGTGCCAGTTGGTTTAAATTGTTGTTCAGGCGTTTGCCCAACAGAAATTCTATTTAAGTCCATTGGGCTTAATGGACTAGGGGCGTAAACAGTCTGACCAGTCAAAGGACCAGCCGTAATTGTTTGTCCTGCGGGGACAGCACCAGCGTATTGACCTCCTACCAAGTCTTCTGCGGCTTGTGTTTCAGCTATGGTATTGGGTCTTCCAGCGTATGCTTTACCGCTAACGGGAAATGTTGTTGTTGTATCTGCACCCGGTTGTATTGTTCTGTCTTCTCCGGGATAGAGCCGACCAAATGCTTTGCTTGCTTCTGGTGTTTGTGTCTCAACTGCCCCACCAGTACCTACAAAACCATATTCATCAGTATTCCCACCGCCTCCAGAATCGTAACCAGACGCAGTTTCATCTTCATAGAACTCTAGCAAGCCAGTTTCAGGGTTAGTCGTGCCTGAACCACCCGCAGCCTTAAGAATTTCAGCTTCTCTAGGGGTAATGTGGGCAAGGAGGGTATCGTTTCCGCGACCTTTGCTTGTCAACATAGCTGCTATTTCAGCTAAGTCGCTAGTACCGTTGAGGTCTGCTTTAAGCAGTTTTGCAATCTTTTTCATTTAACTCTCCTGACCCATGTATCTTAGGGATTCCACGTTCCAACCAGACTTCTTGCCTTCTTCTTTGTCACCAGACCCAAGAACAGGGTCACCTATTCTTAGTGCTTGAGACAATGCTTGAGAACCGGGCGATTGTCCAGCTCCAGTAGTTGTAACGCTTGTTGTTGGAGTAGGCGTTGTGCCACCACCGACAGTTTGAGAAGACCTTGTAGGGCTTAAATAGTTGCTAATAGATGAGCCAATAACATTCTTAGTCAAAGCACTTCCTAAAGATTTTGGTTCAAAGCCAGCGTATTCGCTTGCCGCTTGCCCACCAGCTCCAGCAGCGCCACCGACAACAGCGCCAGCCACAATGTCTGAAGCAGAGCCTTTTTTAGAAGCAGCCGTTAGACCTCCTCTAGTAGCACCACTAACACCAGATTTTTCTACGGGCGTAGGAATAGATGAAGGGTCACCAGTACCCGTAGCAGGATTAAAACCGCCACCAACGTCTATGTTGTCGGGAGCAGTAGCAGAAGTTCCAACAGAAGGGGCATAAGCCTCACCCGCTTGTTGACTAGCAAAAGAAATAGCACCCGCCTTGGCAGCGTCTTCAGCAGAGCCACCATTTAGGTAAGTTACCGCAGCAGAAGCAGTTGGTCCTGCACCCGGTCCTAAAGCTGGAGTCAGCACAGCCGTTAATACCGCAGTCTCAATGACTGGCAAAGGGTTACGAACTATTGCGTCAGCCGTTTTGTTAACAGTCGAGACTGCTGCCTGAACAGGGGTTGTTCTACTTGCAATGTAATTTGTCATTTATAGCTCCACCACAGCAGACATCTGCTTGCCACCAACGCCACTCAACTTAGGCTCAAAGCCACCCATTTTTATGACACGAATAATGTCAGGGTTAGAAACCTCAAACCGCAAAGACTTAAATTTTGCAGACTTCATTGCTTGGCAAAACTGCTTGATGCTATCAACCAATTCTCTTGGCTTGTCAGCAGTTTCCATGATTACATCTGCACCGCCTTGTCCATCGTTGTGAATGATGAACAGGGAGTTATTTGCTCTGATAATTCTGACTTTAGGGTTTGTCCTAGCAGTCTCAGCTAACACCGCTTCAAACCGAGTAGGGTCTATCTGACCACCAACGCTCTTAGTTAGTATGTCTAGGGTAGACATCTTGGGAGAATCGCCACGTTCTTTCTTGACTTGGCTCATCACCTCAGAATCCGAAAAACCTGATTTTTTTTGGGGCGGGGGAAGTGTATTCATGGTCAAGAACTTAGGTTGAGGGACGCAGCAATTTGTTGATGAATGTACAAATGACTAGCTATCCAGTCATAGAAATCTGACTCATTATTAAAGTCCACATCCAACATATTGAAGGGATTATTCAGCCCTAAGAGGCTTGCAAATGCCTGATGTTCGACCTGATGGGCGAGTAACCAGTCATCTAAATTGTCTGTATTTGCGTCTGTAATTGGGAAAATTGGCACAGTTATGCCGCTATCCATGAATGTTTCTTGGAATAGCTTGTGTTGTAAGCCGTTCTCAAACAAAAACTCTTGCAAAGAATCATTGTTTCCATACTCAATAACAGACAGCGTGTCAAAATTCATTTGTCAGCCTTTCCATCAAGGCGGTCAAAGATGCGCTCTAACACGTTATCAATCTTGTCTAGGCGTGAGTTAATGTCTTGCTTGGTTGCATAGTTCTTAGCCAAGTCAACTTCAATAGATTGCAGACCATTCTTGAGACTCTTAACAGAATCCCATATCTCACGACACCACCAGCCCACACCTAGTAGTAGCGCACCACCGACTAAATTGAGTATGTCTTGGAATTGCATCTTATGAGGCGTAGTAAGGGACTTTGACAACAGTAGCATTGGCTAACTGAATTTGAATGTATCCAGCAGGGACAAGAGGCAAACTAGATGTTGCAAATGTTGCACTTGCAGCAGTTGTGTTAGTCACGGTCACATTAGCCACCACGTTGCCAGCCGTGATAGCTACCGCATTAGAGTTCTGAGTTGACATCGTGCCAAGACCAGATACCGCAGAATTAGCAATAGCAATGGCTACGTTAACAGCATTAGTGACTTGACCCTGTGCATTTATGGTGACCTGAGAGACAGTATTAGCAGAACCGTAGGTTGCAGCAGTAACAGCAGTATTAGCAAGCGAAATTGTGCCTGTCCCCGTTATAGGACCACCAGTAAGCCCAGTACCCGTTGCTATGTTCGTTACTGTGCCGTTAGTTCCACCGCTACTAATTGCTACTGTTTTTAACATAATTACATCCCATCTCCGGGCGTGATATAGATAGTGGCGTTTCCACTAGCTGTAATGCCCGTAAAGTAAGCGTTTGGCACAAAGGTAAGAATCTCATCAGTTCCAGCCAATAGCGGGAATGATGGTCCTGTAGTTGATACAACCGCACAGTTGTTTCCTGCTTCACTAGCACTTGAGCCATACCCAAGAAATACAACAACAGAGCCAGAGTTGATGATGCGGTATTGGTTTCCACCAAGCGTAGTAGATACGCATTGCACAGCAGTAGGAGCTGCCGTGTTAGCGAGAAACGCTACGGTGTTACCTAGTTTGGTAAAAGCATTAGTACTCATTTATTTACCCTTTAACTTTGGTCAGTCTGATTAAGATTCTCGTCACGAAGTTGTATCTCTTCATCTGTCATTGGAACTTGTACATATTTAACAAACCATTGACCATCAATTGTTTCTACCCCGTCAGCAACAAATTTGTAATTTTCTTGGGGCGCTGTAAGAGTTGGGTAATGCAAAATAGCAAACCCAAATGGAGAGACATTTTGGTCTGCCAATAGCTCTGGAAAAGATGTGTTTGGATGAGCAATACGAAACCGCTCCTCCGACATTTTTTGTTGTGTGTAGATGTTAATTAACATATTTTTCCTATGTTTTAGTCATAAGGAACATACGACCAGACCCTGAACGACCCGTCACAACAACTCTATTGTTGAAGCAACCAAGGCTATAAAGAACGATTCCTGACGCTTGAGAAGGAACGCCCGTATCATTAGTCCAAGTAACTCCACTATCAATACTAAAATATACTGTTCCAACAGCCGTACTAGCATAAATGATGGATGTTGATATTGCTCCTACACCATAAAACGCATCAGTTGTACCTGATGTTCTTGATGTCCAAGTAATAGCGTCTGGTGAAGTAACGATAGCCCCATTAGCCCCAACAGCAACATATTGAGCACCAGTCCAGCACACGCCAAAAAATGTTTGAACAACACCAGTTGCTACAACCGTCCAAGAACCAGTTTGCCCTGTTGTTGAGTACGAAAGGTTACCCGCAAAACTAGCGCTTGTCATTACAAACTTACCGTTTCCAAAACAAACACCGTAACCAGTATTCGTAAAAGAATAGTAACTCCAAGTTATTCCATCAGCAGAATAGCCAGCGCCACCACCAGCAGTACCCATTACAAAACCTTGCCCAGCGCCCCAAGCAATTCCGAATCCTGCGGCAGAACCTTGTCCAGTTGTTGCAAAACTCCAAGTTGTTCCATCATCCGAGGAATACCAAACGCCTGTTCCAGCTTTTGTAGCAACCCATCTGTCTAGTGTTGGAGAGTATGCAATACCACCAATATTTTGGTTAGCCGCTACTGCCGTGCCTAAACTCATTAGTCTCCATGTACTAACATTCCCAGTTGCTTTAGCGAGTAGAGCGACACTACCAACCATCGTAATGTCATTACTAGATTTATAACCAGAGTTATAAATGTAAAAACCTCGACCACCGTCGTATCCAAGATACCAAGTTAATCCATCGGTAGACCAAATTATGTAAGCCGCAGTACCAGTAGCAGAAGTTACAACAAATCTATCATTTGACCAAGTTAGACTCTGATAAGTTGGAGTTGTAGAACCCGGAATAACAACCGACCAAGTAACACCACCATCTGTTGAAAGACAAATAGTCCCTGATGCCCCGCCTACAGCTACAGTTGTACTACTAGTTTTAAAAGCCGCGCAATTAAGAGAGGTGGCTACTCCTGAAGTTCTAGAAGTCCAAGTTGTGCCATCAGGAGAAGTCAAGATAACTCCACTAGCACCAGCAACAACATACAAAGAACCTGTCCAACAGATACCATTAAGAGTTGTAGCAACGCCAGACGTTCTAGATGTCCATGTCACACCATCAGGTGATGTAAGAATAACTCCGGAAGCTCCGACCGTTACAAATAATGAACCACCCCAAACAATACCAATAAGATTTGTGACTACACCAGATACTCTAGTTGTCCATGTAGTGCCATTAGACGAAGTAATAATTGTTCCTGCATTACCTACTATTGCAGTAAGATTTAAGCTGGAAGAACAACCAACAGTATAAAGATTATTAACCGTTCCACTTGTTTGTGATGTCCAAGTTACAAAGTCTGTAGATGTATATACCGTTCCAGTAGCACTACAAGCAACAACTGTGGTGGTATTACCAAGGTAATTTAAACCTAATGGCGAGTTAGTTAACCCAGATGTAGAAGCACTTATAAAATTTCTGTAATCAGTTGTAGATTCAAGCGTGACACCTCCGCCAACGCCAATATAAAAAGTGCTATTTGATGAGTTGTATAAACCTTGATAAGCGGCAAATGAGCCTTGGCTTGGACCTGATATTTGAGAAGTCCAAACAGAAGGTGGTGGCGCAGAAGCCCCCGCAGCAGACAAAACAATGTCTCTTGATGTCATTTGACATCCTTACCTAAAACTAAGCCTGTCCATGTCGTTCCACCGTCATAGGTGAAAAAACCTAAAACGTCACGACCAGAGGTTGTCAATGTAGGCGCTGTACCGCCAGCCCACTTAGTGCCAGACCACCATGTAATGTTTGACCCTGAGTTAGTCAAATCAAGAATCATGCTGTAAGCCGTGCCTGATGTCGGCACATTGCTTACCGTGAATGTTGTAGCGCCACTAATTGTCTTGCTGTAATAGTTTCCAAGAGAACAGTCAATATTGCTTGCAGAAATTGCAGATTGAACTTCTTTAATTGCGGCAACAGTATTGCCCAAAGCAACAGAAGTGTTACCAAGAGTCAAAGCTGTGGCAAAGTTAGAGTCAAGCTGAGAAAGCGGAATTGCCGTTGTTGCTGTTGCAAATGTATATGGAACTGCCATGTTAGAACCTCGTCCTTAATTCGTGTTCGTACTCGAACCCGTTGATTACAAAATTTGCGCCCGTTGATGTTACGGTCATACCCAAATACTTGCCCCATTGCTTTGCATCGGTCTTGTATAGGGTATACCCTCCACCACCAAACCAAGAAATTACTGCCGAACTGTTGTTTACCCAAGGAATTGGCGTACTCAGATTATTAATCCAATCAACCAATTCGCCAAGCACTACAGGCGTACTAGAGCCACTCTCTGAATCCACAGTCACCGTTATCTCGGCAGCATTGGTTAAGGTAGCCTCAATACCTACCTTCAAGGCTTGCTTGGTGCGTATTGGGTCTTTCATTGAGTTCAATGAAGTTTGGACATAGCTGTTAATAGCAGAAGTCGAATCCGAATACAGACGCACACAAGAGTTGCCGTTTGAACCGTAGAGATTAATCTTGCCACCTAGAGGAGCAGAGGCGATATAAGCTAAGTCGTTGCCAGCACTTGTGAAGAACCACTTTTTCTCAAAGAAAATGGCTTGTATGTACCGACTAGAACTAGAAGTGCCAAGTCCACCCGTATATTTAAAGTTGAAGGCAGCGCACAGAATGTTGTTTAGCAAGACCTGACCCGCATAGACGGGGTAGTCAAAATCAATGTAAGGGAAAACCCCATCAAGAGAATCTGAGACTTTAGTTGTTGTAGAACCGACTAGGGCATAAATACCATAGTTGTTCATAAACAAAACAGACCTGAAATAAGGGTAAATAGCGTATGGCAACTTAGAACCAACAGACGCGCTGACGTTGGTATTGGTAAACAGCGTTGTGCCAGCAGTAGTTACCCGAACATCTGAGAAGACATTAATTGAATCGTCACCAAAGATGTAGAGGAAGTTGTTAGCCGATAAGAGCTGAGTAATGTTGCCATGCAAGGTTGCATCAGTCAGAGTAACTGCACCCGCAGAAATGCTTGTAAAGTCGCTGTACGACCCCGCAGCCGAATAGGTGACTGTGCGTCCATTGGCTATCCAAACACGACCTGAAAACGACTGGATGCCTACTACCGGCTCTACATTAATGATTGCCTTGGCTGTGGCGTTAGTTCCACCACCACCAGCTATGGTCACCGTGATGTTAGAAGAGTTGGTGTAGCCGCTACCGACATTGGTCATTACGACTTGGGTAACGATTCCACCAGAAACAATGCCTTGACCAGCAGCATTAGTGCCGCCACCACCAGCGATAGTGACAGTCAGGTTAGACGCATTGGTATAACCCGTGCCACCAGCAGTCACTAAGACTGAGACTGTTCCTGTTGCAAAAGTGGTAATCCCTGCTACTGCATTAGCACCAGAGCCACCGCCACCATTAAATGTGACGGTAGGAGAGCTTGTATAGCCTGTTCCCGCCTCTGTAATTGTGATGGAGGACACGGTGTTAGCCGTGATGGTTGCCACAGCCGTAGCCTGTACGCCATTAGCCGAGTTAGGGGCTGAAATAATGACTGCTGGCGCAGACGTATATCCTGTACCCCTTTGTACAAGACCGACTTGACCAACAGCGCCAATAAAGATTAGGTTTGTGCCATCCCAAGTAAAGTAACCCTTTGCAGGGTCACCAATTAAAACACGGTCATTCTTCCATTGGGAGATGTTGACACCAGACGCGCTAAATGTTCCAGCAGCGCCAATTGTCCCCTTGGCATTTGTATCCAAGCGCACATACTCAGCCGAGCCATCTGCTTGAAACGCCAAAAGGTAATCAGTCAAACCAATGTTGGCTGAACAATAGAAAGTGACTGTATTAGAGAAAGTGACGCTACCTACATTGGAATAGGTAGGCGTAATCTTGATATTGCCATAACCAATAGGCATAGCGTTCTCAAGCCAAAAGAACTCGGAATCGTCAATAGCCGTTCTGTTCGCTTTGGTGTTTACACCCTTGAACTGTTTGACAACCTCGTAGGATTTTTTTTGCTCTGCGGCTGCCATATCTTAGAACGGTGTGGAGTACGGGGTTGGTATCCTTCTTGTAAACACAGATACCAATACCGATTGAGTTTTTTGCTTGTACTGCTGCAAATAGATTTCAGCTTCACCAAACGATTGTTCGTAGTATTTGGCAAGGTGAGCCGCATAAAACTGAACAACAGTATCGTATGGTTCATTGATGGTATCTGTATCAGTCAGATTAACCATAGTAGTTGGCAAAATAACCGTGTCCAAGTCAATCACATAGGCTTGGTCTGGTACTGGTCCGACATAAATTTGAGATTGACCATAAATGCTAAAGCAAATAGGTCGCTGAACATTGTTCTGCCAATAACGCAATTGAGCATTAAAGTCAGTCCAAGGCAAATACCGTAATGGGATTCTTGAGTTTCCCCAATACAAATTGATATTCAAAACATCTAGCGTCTGCACACCTGATGGCAAAGCAGCGTAGTTAATGACTTCACATGGTCCTGCATACTGCAAAGTAGCCGTGCCGTCTGTGAAAGTTGTTGTTGGTGGGTAGACGTAAGTCCCTGATGGATACGGCGGTGCGGTTGAGCCAAGCACACCACCAGTTACAACTTTGTAAATATAGATGTTAGAGAAGACGTAACTGTTAGTTGTTACGGTCAGTCCAGCAGACCAGATGACTGGGTTGCTTCCACCAGCTACGGGAGTGCAAGGAGTTTGCGATACTTGAACAGTTCTCAGACACCCTGTGTCGCGCACGACACGCTCACGCGCACTATTGATATAGCCTATTAGCTGGTCATTAGTGTAGAAGTTAGCTTGCGCGTCATGCAACAAATATCTAACTTGCGTGAGATAGCCTTGGAGTGTTTGAGCCATGCGTTATCCATCGTGTTCAGAGTTGACTTTTCCCCCTACCTTCTTAGAAGGCAGAGGTACTCTTTCAACCACCGGGGATAACAAGTGGCTTTTCACAGGCGGTCTGTCAGAGATTTCAAATTTAGACAAGATTTTCAAACCTTCAGGAATGTCATTTCTTGTTTGAATTAGCGACAGCCTCGCCATGTAATTTTCTTTATTTGGGTCACCATGACCAAATATGTGACAAACGGCATCTTCCGGAGCTTCCACCGTTTCCCCCACAGGGAAGGTATACGGTTTGAACTCGTAGTTAAATGTTATGGGTTTTTCCCACTTGTTTGTCACATATAAGGTTTGCATAGTTTTAGAAGTTTACGGTATCGCCATAAACACGAATATCAACCGTACCATTGGCTGATGCTGTGTTTATCTTTACAAACAATGCTTGAACGGTGAGTCCAGACAAAGATGTAGTCGTTGAGTAAGGCGTTGCAACTGTCAAATCCTGATATGTACCAGTAGTTGTCAAGTTTGCAAGAACCACAGAAGCGACCACAGCGTTGCTAGTGTTACCGTCATTAGAGGTCAGAATGGCTACGTTAGCGGCTGCCACGTTTCCACCCGGATTCTGAACGGTAACTCTCCGAACAATTACGCTTCCCGAATTAACGACAGCATTACCTTGGGTAATACCACCGCTAAGAATAGGAAGCGCAACAATAGCATTGCCTGTTGTAGCGAGAGACACAGCAGTAGCAGAGGCAATTGCATAATTGCCAAAATTTGCTGCCGTGTTTTGTGCGACTGCATCAGGATTAGCCATTGTGTCTCCTTAACTTACAAACGTGCTGCCAACTGCCTGACCACCGTTGGTAGCCAACAGAGTCACAGTATCAGCAGCTTGCGTAGACTTAGCATATACGTTCACGCCATCAGAGATAACAACGCCACCGACGTTTGCAGCCATAACAGTTGCATTAGAAGAGCCGTTGAAAGCAAGCACAGAAGTGTTTGCCTGTGGGAACATGATATACACACCAGCAGGAATAACAGTACCGTTTCCGGTGCTAGTAGACGTGATGGTTGTAGTTAAGAAATACGCACCAGCCGTATTGGTTTGTGCGCCAGCTAAGATGATTTTATTTGTGCTTAATGACATGGTTTATTGCTCCTTATAGTGACAAAGAGTTGTAACCAGACACTACTGCCATAGATTTTGGCTTGGTCGAAACCATTTCCGCAATCATCAGCACAGCACCAACATAACCAATTTGCCAATTGGGGAGTGTGGACTCAAATCCTGTAAACACAAACGAACCTTGCTCATGGACATAGAGCGAGAGATAGTTAGTGTTCAGGAAGTACACAGTACCTTCTGGACAGTATGGGTCTGGATAGATTGGAACACCAGCAACCATCAAAG